CACCCTCACCGCCGGCGCTGTCTACGACAATTTCAGTATCGCTCGAGGAATCGGCGACATTTGCAATTCGGTGACGATCACCTACCACAATAATGGCACCTACACGGAAACAAACGCGTCTTCGGTGACCGCGATCGGCAAACGGCACCAAGACGTGACGTCCTACCTTCGGGAAGCGGCCGACGCCGAAACCCTGGCGCGTACGTTCCTCGGCCGGTTCGCGCCCGAGGGCTGGCCGGTGGTCGCGTTCACGACGTCGGCGGACATGATCGGCAAGACCGGAAAGTGGGTCGCCGAGAACATGTTCCCGAACCTTGTCATCGACGCGTCCGCGATCACGACGATCCCGTTCGCGGCGACCATGTACGTCGAGCAGGTCACCCACAGACTCGGGCCCAACATTTGGGCGCTGGACCTCGTCGCGTCTGACGCGACCTACTCAAACCTTCCCCAGACGTGGGGCGAAGTCACGGCGACCGTCAAGTGGTCCGACGTGAGCGCGACCCTGACATGGGGTGACATGATCTATCAGGAGCTCTAGGAGGATCTATGGGCACGACAACTAACTTCGGCTGGCCGACCCCGGTCTCCACCGACTACGTCACCGACGGCTGGGACGCGATCAAGGATCTCGGCGACGCGATCGACACATCCCTGGCGACGTGGCGCGTCCCGACCGGGGCGCTGTTCCCGTTCGCTGGCGACCCCGCGACCGCGCCGACCGGGTTCCTCTACTGCCGAGGACAAGACGTCTCGAGGACGACCTACGCCGCGCTCTACGCGGTCCTGGGCACCACCTACGGAGCCGGCGACGGCTCGACGACGTTCGGCCTGCCGAACCTTCAGACCCGCGTCCCCGCCGGTCTCGACAAGGCTGGAACACCGGACACGGCGTTTGACACCTTGGGCGAGACCGGAGGATCCAAGACGTCGGTCGCATCCCACGATCACGGAGCCGGCACGATCGCGACCGCGTCCGGAGGATCCCACAGCCACACACTGAACACGATTAGCGATGTCGACTTCAATAATCACGATCACGACATCGCCGGCAAACAAACCTCGAACACGAGCCACACCCACACCGGCACGACCACAGTCGCCGCCGGCATCTCCGGCGGAACCGACGTCACCCTCTCGACTCAGTCCGCCAGTACCGGTGTCACCTGGGCGAACACGAGCAACAGCGCCGGGTCACACACTCACACGACCACCGGAACGTCGGCCTCGAGCGGAACCAGCGCCGGCAACCTTCCGCCCTACATCGTTTTCAACTACATCATCAAGACATGAAAGGCCGCGCCGTGAAAATCGCGAACCCCACAAAAGCATTCCTGCTCCTCGTCGCGCTCGTATGTGTGACAGTGCTTCTCGCATTCGAGCGAATAGCAACCGACGCCGGCCTCCCGATCATCACCGCGATCGTCTTTTACGCGGTCGGTAACGGCGTGGGCCACGGCTCCCCAGTGCTGAAGCCGAAGCGCGATGAGTAAGCGCCCGTATCCGCCGGCGAAGGTCGCCGCGAAAGGAAAGCGCGCCGGCACCGAAAAGCTGGTGTCGCTAATCGCGCGCCGGTTCCGGATGAGGAATCTCGGGACGTGGGTCGTCCGCGACATGAGAGGAAAGCCCGGCGTCCTTTCAGTGCACGCCACCGGCCGCGCGTTTGACCTGGGCTACAGCTCACGCGCCGACGCGCTCGCCGCGATCGCGTTCCTCGTCAAGCACGAAGGCCAGCTCGGAATCACTCTCATCAACGACTACCTACACGGCAAACACGGCCGGACCTGGAAGTGTGACCGGCAAGCCTGGCTCGTGCACAGCTCACCGGTGCTCGGGCCGGCGCGCGGCCACTGGCTCCACGTTGAGATCGACGCCTGGGCCGCCGATGACGCCGCAACGATCGCTAGGGTTTGGTCCGTGCTTCCTAAGCCCTAGCTTTCCCGACGTGTCCCTGGGACTGGCCGCGTCGGGAGGCTCGCGGGCCCGGTAGGTACTCTTTCCGCCTACCGGGTCCGCTCGAGCCGTAAACGGGCCTTCCAGCGCGTCTGGAGGGCATTGTCGCAACACCGCCGACCCGGACGCTAAGGTGGACCTACGGCCGCCCAGGGCCCGAAGGAGGTTCTCCGTGAATTCGCTCGTCGCGCTCATCCTGTCATTGACGCCGGCCGCCGCACCGACCCAGATCCAGCCGTGGGAGCGTTGCCCACAATTTGAGCCGCTGATCCGGAAGGTCGGGCTGCCGGTCCGGAAGTTCTCCTACATCGCTTGGCGCGAGTCGCGCTGTCTCCCGAAGGTGATCGGCGACAACGGCGCGAACCGACCTGACTACGGGTTATTCCAAATCAACGGCACTTGGGTTACAGTCACCTCGAAGGTTTGCCGAGCCAAGTATGGGGACATGAAAGTTCTACTAAAGCCGGAATGTAACGCGAAGGTTGCCGCCTATCTGTACGCGAACGGCGGCGACCACCACTGGAAAGGCTCGACGCGCGCCTGGAGACGTGGCAATGTCTAAGAAGTCTCACACGATCGCATTCCGTCTAACCGGCGACGAGTACGCCGCGCTCGACGGGATACGGAAACCAGAACAACGGATGAGCGACCTCGTCCGCGAACTCATAAAGGAAAGCACCAATGACCAGTCCCAACCCGCACCCGGTACGCCTAACGCGTGACCTCAGAAACCATCTGATCGACCTACAGCTGTCAGACGACCCGCACGCCGAGCTCATCTCGGCCGTGTATGCCCGTCTTATGGAGCTCGAGACCCTCGTCGGATCTTTCGCACACCCGTCCGTCACCGTCATCCCTGGGGTGAACTAATGACCGAGGAAGAGATCGCCGACCAGCTCGTATGGGTGAAAGCCTGGGAAGGCTTCACCACCTATCAACAGCTAATGATCGTCGCCCACCTGATCGGCACTGTCGAGGGGCACGACCGCGACATGACCGGCCAAGAAGTAGTCGACTACTTCTATAACATCCTCTTCTCAGCCCAGATCACACTCGAAGGAAAGAACAAGAAATGATCCAGCACCTATTCTCCTGGTCGGCCGTCCTGGTCGGCTCCGTCGTCCTCGCCGCGATCGTCTCCGCATGGCGGGAGGGCACACGATGAGCCACTACAGCATTGCGGACGCGATCGCCATTATTGAGTCCGGGTCCGATGAAGCATTCATCAAACTCGAGCAACATCAAGACGCGTTTATTCAGGTCCTAAGGTTCGTGCGGGAAATGGTGTTTACGATCCCGGCGCGCCCATACGACGAAATGACCGATAGCGAAAAGCAAGTGCTAATCAACGAACACCGCGTGGCGCTCGAGCTTATGAAAATGGTCTACCTATGAGCCGCTTCGACCTTGAGGACTACGAACCCGTAGCCTCACGCGTGCAACGCTTCTACGACAAGTTTCCCGCCGGCGCGATCCATACCGAGATCGTGTTCGACGACGGAGAACGGGTCGTGATCCGCGCGACCGTGTGGCGTGACATTACGGATCCGCGGCCGGCCGCCGTCGACTACGCCGAGGAGATTCTCACCGAGCGCGGCGTCAACAGCACGAGCCGGATTGAGAACGCGGCCACCAGCGCCACAGGGCGAGCCGTGTCGATCGCCGCCGCCGGCCTCGCACCGTCGGACTGGACCAAGAAGGCCACACGCGAGGAAATGGCGAAGGTGCAGCGCCGCGAGCAGGTCCGCTCGGCACCAGGGCGCGAGACCGGGCCGGTACAGATCAAAGGGAAGGCCCACGGGCCGATCCCGGACTGGCTGGTGAAAGCAGCCGCCGACGCCGGCGTGGAATACGTCTGGGATAACCGGGACCAGCTCGGCGCGAACCCGAAGCGCCCACACTTCAAAAACGTGAACGGCGACGACGCGTTCTGGCCACCGAAAGACGCGCCGGCCACGGAGGAGCCGTTTTAGTGAACGAGAAACTCTTCCAGGACCAGGTCCTCCAAATCGCCCGGATGAACGGCTGGAAATGGTCTCACCATTCCGCCCACCAGGTCCGCGGCCGCTGGATGAGCGACTCACCCGGGACACCGGATCTAATGCTCATGCACCCGCTCCGCGGATTCATCCTTGCCGAGCTCAAGTCCGAAACCGGACAAGCGACGCCGGCTCAAGTGGAGTGGATCGTCGGAGCGCTTGGCCACACTGTTGAGACTTACTTGTGGAGACCGGCGGACCTAAACCGAATCGCAACCAGACTCGGAGCGACCCACCGATGAGCCGCCTAGTCGTCAAGCTCAAGGATTACGAATTTCGGGAGATCGCCCAGAACGGGCTCGAGCGCGCCATCAACGCGATCGACACCCAAGCGTCCCTACAGGCTCCGATGCTTGTTCCCAGGGATAAGTACTACTTTGAGGACAACATCAAGGCCGCGATCGCCGAGTACGGCGTTTGTCTCGCGTACGGGTTCGAGTACCAGTGGGAGATCGGCCGCGCCTGGTTGAATCGTCCCGATGCTGGTCCGCTCGAGGTTCGGACCGTGTCATACGACGGGGCCGGGCTCATCGTGAAACCGAAAGACGTTGACCACCAGCGGATCGTGCTTACCAGGGTGAATCCGCGTCTCCGCTCCGTGTATCTGTACGGGTGGGCGACCGCCGCCCAGATACGGCAACACGGAAAGCCGGGCCGGTATTCCAAGTGTGAGCTTCCCCAGGAGCTCCTCGAGGACATGGCAGACATAGGTCTAGAGCCGACCGCTAGAGTCCGGCGGATGGTGGTCGTATGATCCTCTGGCTCATGTGGGGCGTCATGTTCGCCGGCCTTCTCGCGGTCCTGTTCTACGTCGACCGCTGACACTCTTCTTCACAACCGATCCAAGCAAGGCCGCGTGAGGGTTCGCACTTCGCCGGCAGAACACACGGAAACGTGGGTAGACCCGCCATGCACCTAAGTGGGGTGTAGGTGGGAGCGGCGTACGAACGACATAAACGCGAACGGTGAGGGTCCCCGAGTGAGGAGAACAGCGGCCGAGGTTGACAAACCTAAAACGCGGGGGGAGACTCCATCAGACCTTCACCGCATCCCGAGGGCAAGCTCCCCTGGGGGAGCGCGCCAGCAGGGGGAGACGCCGGCATGACCGCAAGATACACACAGACCTATAAAGCGAACCGCGCCGCACTACTCGCCAACCATCCCGACTGCCACTGGTGCGGAGCGCCGGCCAACACCGCCGACCACCTTCTCGAGATCGACAGAGGAGGCGACGACTCGCTCGAGAACCTCGTCCCGGCCTGCACCAAATGCAACAGCTCACGCGGCGGCCGATACGGCAACGCGAAACGAACAGCCACGAAAGCCGCCAGAAACGAAGCGCTCGAGCGAAACGAAAACAGTTTTTTAGTTCGAAACACCTCCAC